AGCGCCAGAAGCGCGGCGGCGCGCCCGCCCCCGGAGGAGACCGCGTGCGGATCATCATCAACCGCGACCGGTACGAGGTGATCAACGACCTGGCCGCCGCGCTCCTGGAGCGCTGGAATGCCACCGAGCTGTTCTGTCACGGCGGGGTGATCTCCCGGCGCTCGGGCGACACGATGACCCCGGTGGACAAAGGCTCGTTCAACGACCTGATCCAGGCCACGGCCATGACCGTGAGCGAGAACGAGGGCGCCCAGGGGACCACGTACAACTTCGCGTGGCCGGACGCCCAGACGATGATGGCCGTGATGAGCCGGGCGGACCAGTTCGCCAAGCTGGACCGGCTGGCCCACGCGCCGTTCGTCCGGCCGGACGGGACGATCGTCACCGAGCCCGGGTACGACGAGGCCACCCGGACCATCCTCATGCCGGACGAGGTGTTCTCCGGCCTGGAGGTCCCCGAGACCCCCACGGCCGAGGAGCTGGCCGCCGCGCGGGACCTGATCCTGACCGAGTGGCTGGGGGACTTCCCCCTGGACGCCGAGGCGGACCGGGCCAACCTCCTGGCGCTCGTGGTCACCCCGGCCATCCGTGGCATGGTGCCGCGCGCCCCGATGGCCGTGGTGGACGGCCTCCAGATGGGCGTGGGTAAGAACCTCCTGGCGGACTCGCTCCTGACCGTCTACACCGGCCACGCGGCCCAGCCCATGAACTGGGTCGAGGAGACCGACGAACTCCGGAAGCAGATCACCAGCGCGTTCCGGACCGGCGCCGAGTTCTTCGTGTTCGATGAGGCCCACGTCCTGGACGGCGCCGCGCTGGCCCAGGCCCTGACCGCCGAGACCTGGCAGGACCGCATCCTGGGCGTCTCGACCATGGCCAACTTCCCCAACCGCGTGACGTGGATGTCTCTGGGCAACAACGTCCAGGTCAAGGGCGACATCACGCGCCGGGTCTACCGGATCGCGCTCCGGCCCCGGTACGCCAACCCCCAGGACCGGCGGGCCGAGACCTTCCGGCACCCGGGCACGTCCGGCCTGGACCTCCTGAGCTGGACCCGCAAGAACCGGCGGGAGCTGATGACCGCCATCCTGACCGTGGTCCGGGCCTGGTTCGCGGCCGGTCAGCCGTACCCCAAGCGCGGCGTGTCGTTCGGCTCGTTCGAGGTCTGGGAGAAGATCACCGGCGGGATCGTGGAGACCGCCGGACTGGAGGGGTTCCTGGGCAACCTCAAGGTCTGGCGCTCCGAGTCCGATTTCGACTCCCAGTATTGGATGGGCCACCTGGCCTGGCTCTACGAACAGTTCGGGGAGGAGAAGTTCCGGACCGCCGAGGTGAAGACCCGGGCGCTGACCCTGGGCACGGACAACTACTCGGCGCCGCCCAAGCTGGACGACCCGTCCGAGAAGACCTACGGGAAGGCCCTGGGCGAGGCGTACGGCCGCATCCGGGACCGCCGGTATGGCGCGTACTGGCTGGAGCGTGCCGGGCACGCTCACGGCCACGTGGCGGTCTACCGCGTGCACTGTGAGGACGACCTCCCCCCGGCGCCGGGCACCGAGCCCGAGCCGGACCTGACCCCCGAGCCCGCCCCGGAGAACGAGCACGCCGAGGCGCGCGGCCCGGCGCCGGAGGACACCGACGGCGAGGGTCACGACGAGGTGCGCGGGCCGGACCCGGAGCACCCTGACACTCAAGTGTCAGACGAGGCGCCGGACGCGGGCATGGTCACGTTCGACCTGGAGACCGGCGACGCGGCCAACCTCTACCGGGCGCCCGCCGGGGAGTACGTCCGCATCGGCGCCACGGCGACCGACGATGAGGCCGTGGTCCCGTACGACGGGCCGGGGACCTCGGTCCCCCGGGCGGTCGCGGCCGACATCCGGCGCGGCGCGCTGATCACCGGCCACAACATCATGGCGTTCGACCTCCCCGCACTCGTGCGGGCTGGGGCCATGACGATGACCGAGGTCCACGACCTGGCCGCCGCTGGCCGCCTGTTCGATGGCCTCCTGGCCGCGCGCTACCTGGACCCGCCGATGGCCCGGGACAAGGGCGTGGACGCCACCCGGAAGTACGACCTGGGCGCGCTCGGGGAGCGCTACGGCCTCGGCGCCAAGCTCACCGACGTGTCCGGCGCGCTGGCCAAGAAGTACGGCGGCTGGGACAACATCCCCACCGACGACTCGGAGGACGGCCAGGCGTTCAAGGGCTACATGGTCCAGGACGTGGAGCTGTCCCGGCGGCTGGCCGGTCGCCTCCTGGACGAGCTGGGCGGGACGATGCCCGCGTACCTGGCCCGGGAGCACCGGGTTGCCGCGCTGGCCGCCCAGATCAGCGTGAACGGGTTCCTGGTGGACCAGGCGCTCCTCACCGAGCGCGTGGACGAGATCAACGCGCGCAAGGCCAAGGCCCTGGAGTTCCTGGCGGCCGAGCACGGCCTCCCGCTGGCCGACCCCAAGGGCAAGGCGTACAAGAGCCCGCTGGCCACCAAGCTGGGCAAGGAGGCCATCGGCGCCGCGCTGGTCCGGCTCGGCGTGCCGGAGCGCGCTCTCTGGCGTACGCCGAACTCCGGGGATCTCCAGCTCTCCGCCGAGGCGATGATCCACTACGGCCAGGACTACGCCCAGGCGTCGCCCGAGCTGGGCCGCCTGGTCACGGCGGTCTACCGGATCGTGTCGGCGCGCTCGGTCTACGAGACCGCCCAGAACCACACCGGGCCGGACGGCCGGGTCCACCCCAAGGTCTCGTTCAAGCAAGCCACCGGCCGGTGGTCGCTGACCGAGCCGGGCCTGACCGTGTTCGGCAAGCGCGGGGGCCGCCACGTGGAGCGCGCGGTCCTGCTCCCCGACCCCGGGGAGGTGCTGATCTCGGCCGACCTCAGCCAGGTGGACATGCGGGCCGTGGCCGGGCTGAGCCAGGACCAGGCGTACATCGAGATGTTGCGCCACGAGGACCCGCACCTGGAGATTGCCAAGGCCCTGTTCGGGGACGGCAAGCGCCGGGAGGACGCGAAAGCCATCGGGCACGGCTGGAACTACGGCCGGGGGATCAAGGCCATCAGCCAGGGCCAGGACATCCCGGTGGAGCTGGTCCAGCGGTTCGACCGGTCGATGCGCGAGCGCTTCCCCCGGGTGGTCATGTGGCAAGAGGAGGTGCGCGCCCTGGCGGAGTCCGGCGCGCTCCTGGACAACGGCTGGGGCCGCCTCATGCGGCCGGACCCCCAGCGCGCCCACACCCAGGGTCCGGCGCTCATGGGCCAGGGCGCGGCCCGGGACATCATGATGGAGGGGTTGCTCCGGCTGGACCGGCGCATCCTGCCGATGCTCCGCGCTCAGGTCCACGACGAGATCGTGTTGTCCGTCCCGGCGGCCGAGGCCGAGGAGATCGGCCGGGCCGTGGTGGAGGCCCTGTCGTTCGAGTGGCGCGGCGTGCCTATCTTGGCCGACGTGTCCAAGACCGGGACCGACTGGAGCAAGTGCTACGAGAAGTGACCGGGGCCGGGGGGAGTCGGCTTGACTCCCCCCGGTACCTTGGAGCCGTAACAGCAAAGTGACCGACCGACCGACTGACGAACGGACGAGATGATGAGCAACGACAAGGGCGAGGCCACCTGGCACCCGGGCGGCGGCCCGCTCCCGACCCGCGACCCCTGGGCCACGTTCGCCGCACACGGCGAGCCCCCGGCCACCCCGCACCCCCACGCCGAGGTGAGCCCCGGCCGCGCGCCCTGGGCGCCGCACGTCTACCGGCCCCGGCGCTCCCGCTGGCCGTACGTGCTCTCCGCCGTGCTGGTGGTGGCCGCCGTGATCGTGGCGCTGGTGGCCGCGTGCGCTCCCTCCCCGGCCCGCGCGGCGGCCCCCGCCTCGGCGCCGGTGCTGACCGGCTGGAGCTGGACGCCCAAGGTCACCCCGCCGAGCCAGCGCCGGATCGAGGTGGTGGACCAGCTCAAGCCGAGCAAGTGGCGCGTGAGCCAGGCGGCCGAGTGGCTGGACCGCTACACGGCCAGCAACATGGTCACGGTCAGCCGGTGCTCGGGCCGGGCCTGGAAGTGCGTGTACGTCCGGGGCGGCAAGCTCCCGGGGAACTGGCTGGCTGTGACGCGCGGGAACGTCATCACCGTGGACTACGGCAAGGTGGACCGGCGCGGCTACCGCTCGAACTACAGCCGGGAGCGCATCCTGGCCCACGAGCTGTTCCACACGTTCGCCCCGAGCTACGGGCACTCGCACTCCGGCCGCAACCTCATGCGGACCACGATGGGCGCCACGAGCCTGTACCTGACCTCGGGCCAGCGGAGCATCCTCCGGAAGCTGTAGGCTGGCCCCGCGATGATCCGGCCGCCCACGCGCGGCCGACCAGCCAACGCCCCGCCCTGACCTCCCCGTCCGGCGGGGCGTTGTGCTTCCCAGCCTTGCCGGGGAGGTAGTCAATGTCCCCCGCTCTCCAGCTAGAGTGACACCATGGCAATCACACGAACCGGCGAGCACTTCAACCCGGGCAACGCCCGGTGGTGCGCCGAACACGGGCGGCTGGAGTGCGTCAAGCACCGGACCAAGGGCCGGGGTGAATGCCACCAGGCGGCCGTCCGTGGCACCGATGCGTGCCGGAACCACTCCGGCATCCGACCCGAGATCCAGGCGGTCCAGGGCGAGGCCCGGATCACGGCCTGGAACCCACACGGCCAGACCGTCGCGCTGGACGCCTCGTCCGCCGTGCTGGCCGTGCTCCAGATGACGTACCTCCGGCTGGGCATGTACGCCGAGCTGTTGCGCCAGCAAGTGGCGACCCAGGGCGACACGGCCGAGGATGCCAACGAGGTGGACTCCCCGAGCGCGTCCGGCCTGATCGGCTACCGCTACGGCATGGGCGGCAAGGACGGGATCTCGTACGTGGTCTCGGAGGAGGTCCGCGCGCTGGTCACCCTGGAGGCGGCCGAGCGGGACCGCGTGGTGAAGTACGCCAAGACCGCCCACGACATGGGGATCTCGGACCAGCTCGTGGCGCTGGCCGAGCGCTGGGGGGACCTGGTGGCCGGTCGCATCGCCACCATGCTGGAGGCCCTGGAGCTGAGCGACGCCCAGGCGGCCATGGTCCCCGCGCTCCTCCAGCTTCACCTCGGCAACATCGACATGACCGCGCTCGAACCGGCCGGGCCGTGACCCACCGGCCTTGCGGCGCGTGCGGCCAGCTCGTCCCGGCGGACACCGGGTGCGGACACTGGAAGCCCGGCCGCTCAGCCAAGGCGGCCGACTCGGCCGAGCGGCGCCGCCGGGACCGCGAGGAGCTGGCCGCGTTCCGCCGACAGATGAGGATCGACTCGTGAAGCTGGATCTGGCGTCCAAGGTGCTGGCCCGGGGGAAGCTGGAGCGCTGGCGCAACTCCCCCGTGGCGTGGGCTCACGACGTGCTGGACGTGCGCCTGGCGGGCTACCAGGCCGAGATCCTGGACGCCCTCCCCGTCCACCGGCGCGTGGCCGTGAAGGGGCCACACGGCCTCGGGAAGTCGTTCAGCGGGTCCATCCTGGTGAACTGGTTCGCCACGACCCGGGACATGATGGGCCGGGACTGGAAGATCATCACCACGGCCTCGGCCTGGCGCCACCTGGAGGTCTACCTCTGGCCCGAGATCCACAAGTGGGCCGACCGGATCGACTTCACGAGCCTGGGGAGGGCGCCGTACAACCGGCGGACCGAACTCCTGGACCTCCGGCTCAAGCTCCGGTACGGCGCCGCCACGGCCGTGGCCAGCAACCAGCCCGAGCGGATCGAGGGCGCGCACGCCGAGGAGCTGTTGTACCTCCTGGACGAGGCCAAGATCGTGCCGCCCGCCACCTGGGACAGCATCGAGGGCGCGTTCTCGAACGCCGGTCCCGACACGGCGGACAACGCCTATGCGTTCGCCATGAGCACGCCGGGCGCGCCGTCCGGCCGGTTCTACGACATCCACCGGCGGGCGCCCGGGTACGAGGACTGGTGGACCAAGAGCGTCACGCTGGAGGAGGCCATCGAGTCCGGCCGGATCTCGCGCTCCTGGGCGGACCAGCGGCGCCAGCAATGGGGAGCGGACAGCGCGGTCTACCACAATCGCGTGCTGGGCGAGTTCCACGCCAGCGACGAGGACGCGGTGATCCCCCTCGCGTGGCTGGAGGCGGCCATCGAGCGCTGGCACGACTGGGACCGCGCTGGCCGCCCGGACCAGGGTGGCCCGCGCTGGGTGGGCGTGGACGTGGGCCGGGGCGGGGACGAGACGGTCCTGGCGCACCGGGACGGCGCCGCGCTCTGGCTGGAGGGCAACCGGCGCCGGGACACGATGGGCACGGTGGGGATGCTCCAGGGCCTGGACGGCCGCCCGATCATCGACGCCATCGGCGTGGGCGCCGGGGTCTACGACCGGTCGCGGGAGCTGGGCCTCAAGGCCGTGGCGTACGTCGGCGCCGGGAAGACCCCGGTACGCGACCGCTCCCAGAAGTTCGGGTTCACCAACGTCCGCTCGGCCGCGTACTACCACCTCCGGGAGTTGCTGGACCCGGCGTACGA